ACCTCTCAGATTCATTAATAATCTTCCTGGGTGTATATTGCTTAATCTTATTTTTGCGTTCCTTAGAAGTGCTGATTTAGATTTTCTTGCTCTATTAACTATGTACTCCTGAACTCCTAATTTACTATTTAATATTTGATAGCTTATATATGCGTACACATAATCTTCAAATAGTTTATTTACAGTTATCTGAGTATCATCACCACCCTCCATACCATCAGAAACATATTCTAAAATACAACTTTCATTAGCCATTGTAGAATCAAAGTTGATTACCCCTGCTTTTTTATCAATTCTAAAAGTAGGATTAGCGTTTGCAGTTTCTGTGTTAAGACCAAATCTAGCACCAACTGCAAAGTCAAAGTACCAACATCCTTCATATTCATATCCTAAGAATCCATTATATGGACTTAAACTATTTAAATAAATACTTGGTTGTTGACCTGTAATTCTAGCAAAATCCAAAGGTGAGTATTGAGGTTGTATAGCATTTCCATCTTGGTCAAAAAGTATTCTAGCATCATTGGCTTGTAAATAAGCTCTAGCTGAATTTACTTGAATGTTTTCTACCATTGGTCTGATAACACCATCCTTATAATAAGATATTCTAACCCAATTTACATAATCAGAAGGTAGTATAAATCTTAATTCTTCTGATACAGTTAGTTGTAAAACTTTTATTTCTTTAAACGCATCATAGTTTAATTCTTGAATAGCTCTCTTTGCATGAAAAAGTATCTTGTATCTTTCTTCATTGTTTATCAAAGAATGATTGCCTGAATACATTAATTGATAGTTTACAACTATATCTTGTAATGATACATATTGGTATGATCCCCAATTAGCATCCTCTGGAGCATTCCCTCCATTCTCGTAATATTGGTATTGACTAATGTATGACATAATTATTTTTCGCTATTTATTTCAGCAGACTCTTTTGCTCCTGCATATTGTACAACTGATGCTTCACGTATTGATACTCCTGCATACTGTAAAATTTTCATTGTTAAATCCGTAGCATCATCTGGAAACAATTCAAAGTCTTGATAGTCAGGTTGTGATTGGTCAAAGACTGGTTCATTATCATTACCTAAATCTATATAAGTCCACTTAGGAGGTTTAGGATAGCGTATGTATTGACAAGTAACAACTGTTCCTAATCCAGGTGTTGGATATAATGTAGCAACATTTCCTTCAGTTGTATAAGCAGGAAACATCAAAGATGGAGCAGTTAAAGGAGACATATTTAATAAAGTAATTTTACTTTGCTGCACTTTTTCAACTTCTTTAATAGTGCTTCCTTTGTATATTTTGTAATCTAATGGAAACGTATTTATAACATTAGGTGAGATAGTTAGTTGTGTACTGCTATCAACACTAGTGACTGTAACATATGTAGGAACTGCAGCAATTAATACAAAAACAATATCTCCCACTTGAACACCTGATGATGTAAAGTTCGCATTCGAATCTATTATTTTATTTTGTCCACCAACTGTTCCTGTAGTAGTTCCAGAAGCCACTAAAGTATTATTAATAATTATTTTATTAATTAAGTAATAATCTGAACCTGTTGTAGCTAACGAAGGTAAATTATACACAGTATAATTTGGTGCTATTGGTGTTAATGGTGTAGTTACAGAAAAGAAATCTATAACTTCTTCATAACCCTTTTTTATATCAGCATATCCTGTTCCAGAAGTTCTTTGGTTTTCTTTGTTAACCTGATAGTTATATGCATAAAAATAATCCTCAAACAAATCCATTTGAGCTTGTTGTGCATATAGATTAAAATCTTGTGGAGAGATGTAGCCATAGTTGTTTTTGTTTAATACGGCTAAAACTGTATTTCTAATATCGTTTATCATCCTAACTATTATTTACACAAAGATAATCAAAAAAAAAAGAGGTCTTAAAAAAGACCTCCCTACTTAATGAATCACAAAAAAATCATTATTAACTAACTATTCCATTAAGTTCTCTAATACTTTTAATGCCTCAATTCCTTCGTCAGATTGGAAATATGATGACACTATATATATTGGGTCTTCTCCAAAAGGTATTACACATAGTCGTGTTTTATTAGTTTTGGTAGCAAACCATACTTCTTTGTTTTTATTTCTGTACTTAATAAGACCTTGCTCGAACAACTTATGTACAGTTGCTTGTAGCTTTAATACAGGGTCGTTTATAACCGACATGAAATCTTGAGGCTCTCTCTTAGCATAAACTAAGATATCTCTCTTCATCTCATCCGTACTAATTCTAGATGGGTCTTTTTGAAACAATACTCTTGTTAAGGTTTCTAGTTGCGATATAGATAAAGAACGAGCTTCTATCATTGCATCAAGCTCTATGTTAATGCTTTCAACAATTTCTTGAGCATCTTTTGCGTTATCTAATTCTTTAAACTTAATACCATTGTGTGGGTGAACATCTAAGAATCTTTGTAATACCTGGTTAGATTTAGGTACTCTTAAAAATCCATCTTCAAAAACAACAGGTTCTATAATTGCATTACCATCTTGCTCATCCACAAAAGGTGAAGCTTGATTTCTAGCATAACGTAATTCTCTGTTTATTCCTGTCTCAGGGTCAACCCAAAGTAATGGGAATCTTCTAGTGTGTCTAGTTGCAAGCATGAAAGATAAAGGTGCTGCATTCCTTGTTAACTTGTAGACCTTGTCTACTCTTTTTACTGTAGTTTTCATTTGATAAAATTTAATTTAATTTATAAAAAAGGAGTCTCTTTGAAGAGACCCCCTTTCATTTGTTGGTATTCTTAATCTTGGAAGATGAAGAAGTTATTTGCACCTAAAGTACAAACTGCTCTTTCACTCAAGAAGTTTACTTCCATCGCATCTAAGTCAGATGTTCTTGCACCTCCTGCTGAACCAGTGATCCAAGTTTTGTAACGTCTGTCTTCAGTTTCAGAAGCTCTGTATCGAACATGTAAGAATGGTCTCTTAGCGTTCTTTCCAAGGATTTGGTCATAAACAGTTGTAGAACCTGCAGGTACTAACAATCCGTTGATGCTTCCTGTACCATCAACTCCTCCACGCATTGTTGGGTCGTTTAAGTATTTCCAGTCAGACTTGTAAAAGTCATAACCTCTACGGAATCCTGTAAATCCTAAGTTAAGTGCCATCTCCTCATCATTGTCAAAAAGACCATAAGAAGTTCCACCTGCTCCATAAGAGTTTTGAGCTGCTAACATATCATCGATGTCAAATCCAAAGTCTCTGTTCAAGAAAATTACATTCTCTTCAATAGCACCTTGCTTGTCTAAACGTGAAATGATTGCGTCAAAGTCTGCTAAAGCATTAGGGTTTCCACCTGCCCATACATTACCTCTTTGTTGTACTACATAGAATACACCTTCAGACCCTTTGTCTCCAACTTGGTCAGAAGTAGTTTGTGTAGCAACACCAGAACCTGCAGCAGCAGGAACTGCTTCAATCATTGCAGTTTCTAAATAGTCATCGTAACGTAAACGAGTTTCGTGCTCAGACTTCAAGTACCATAAGTAACCTGTTGCTCCATTTTCAGTAGTAACCTCAATCCATCCGATTTGAGCCATATCAGAACCTGATACTGCATACTTATCTTTGATGATAATTGGAGAGTTTTCGAAGATGAAATCGTCAGCTTCTAATGAACCTTGCATTCCATTTGTTCCTTTCTTAAATTCAGAACCATAGATGAAAATACTTGCATCAGCATTTCCTAATCCTGAACCACCTGTATAACCACCTGCATCGTAGAATGCAACAGTGAATTGGTTGTTTGCAAGGTCAACTGCTATTACAATAGCTTTGAACTCACCTGATCCATCGTTGTTTACAACAACAACTGTTTGACCAACTCTAATTGCAATCTGAACTGTTGCACCAGAACCTGGTTGTACAGTTGAACCTGCAGGGTTAAGAACGTCATTTACTTGGAAAACTGCTTCTCCACCTGCTACTACTGCTGCAGTACCACAATCAACGTACTTGGTGTGTAATCTTCCTTGCTCTGCCCATTTGATAAGGTCTGAGTTAGAAGGCATTTCTGCTCCTACCATTCTAATGAATGAGGAGATTGTTCTGTTACCATA